CGGGCATCACCCGGAGGCGCCGCCGAGCAGCACCCTCCGCGCGGCCGTCGAGGAGGCGTCTCGCCCGCGCGCGTCCAACGGGCACGAGTTGACGGAGCTGCTCGACCGGCTGCGCCTCGGCTTCGCCGCGGTGCTCGACCTGCTGGATCACCGAGCCGCCGCGATCCGCGAGGCGCTCGCGCCGACGCCCGCCGAGGTGGCCGGCGATCCGCTCGCTCTGACGATCATCCGCGAGGCGGTCGCGCTCGCCCGCGCGGGCGACGATCACGAGGAGTGGTCGCGCGCGTACGAGGCGCTGTGCTGCGCTGCGATCGAGTATGAGCGTTGGAAGGGAGGGCCCCCGTGAGCGACCCGGTGATCGAGCTGCTCTGTCTCAAGCAGGCCATCGCCGAGCAGGTGCAGTGCATCGAAGCGGCCGACATCCAGTCGGCGATGGACGCCGGGGCGCGGTGCGCGATCCGCGACATCCGCCGACGCGCCGCGGAGCTCCTTGCGAGAGAGGAGGCGAAGCGAAACCAGATCGCCAATGCAACACGAACCGACGAAGGGAGGACGCAGTGAAAGGTGTAACCAGGGGGCAGAAGCGACCCCCGCGCATGGTGTTGTACGGCCCGCCGAAAATCGGGAAGTCCAGCTTCGGGGCGGAGTCCCCGAGCCCGATCTTCATCACGACGGAGGATGGCATCGATCAGGTGGCAGTGGACCGTTTCCCGCGGGCGACGACGTGGGCGGAGCTGCTGGCGAACCTGACGGCTGCTGCGAATGAGCAGCACGAGTACCGGACGCTCGTGCTCGACACGCTCAATGGCGCCGCGGAGTTAGCGGCTGCTCATACCTGCACCGAGAAGTTCGGCGGCGACTGGGGGCCGAAGGGCTTCGGCGCCTTCGGCCACGGACTCGCGGCGACCAGCGAGGAGATGCGGCGGATGCTGCCGATCCTCGATCAGGCGCGCGATCGCGGCATGGTCGTGCTGCTGCTCGCACACACGGGCATCACGGCCGTGAAGAACCCCGTGGACGGCGACTACCAGAAGTTCACTCCGGACGTCGACCGGCGCATCTGGGCTCGGTTCGCCGCCTGGGCCGACGTGATCGGACGGGCCGAGTTCGAGTACACGCTGCTCAAGCGGGATGGCATCGGTCCCGGCCGTGCGGTCGGGACGAACGTGAGGGTGATCCGGTTCTCCGGCTCGGCCGCCGAGGATGCCGGCACCCGCGTCGGGTTCGAGCTGCCGGAGCGGCTGCCGCTGTCGTGGCAGGCGTTCTCGAACGCTCTCGGCCAGGACAACGAGACAGCCTCCGAGGTCAAGAGCCTGTGGGCCGTCCTCACCCCCGACGAGATCAAGAGCACGCTGGCGTGGCTCGGCGTGCGCAACCTCGAGGACGCGCCGCCGTCGAAGCTGCGCCAGCTCCTCAACCGCCTGCGCCAGCTCTCCGCGCAGCGGCAGACCAGCACCACGGACGATGCGAAGGAGGCCGTGAATGCCGCGTGACATGCACCCTGAGGGCAACTACGACGCCGAGATCCTGGATCACGGATTCTCGGAGGCGCGCACCGGGACGTTGCAGTTCTGGGCGCAGTTCGGGACGCAGCACGGGACGATCACCGGCTACTTCCCGATGACGGACGCCGCGGCGGACGGTTCGCTCCGCAAGATCGCGGCGATGGGGTACGACGGCACGTCGCTCGGCGAGCTGTCGGATGGCACGTACTTGCGGGGCCGCAAGTGCGTGGTGACCGTCAAGCACGAGATGTACCAGGGAGTCACCCGCGACAAGGTCGCCTGGGTCAACCCCGAGGGATGGGCGCCGGGTCCGAAGCGCGCGGATAACGTCGAGGCCGGCGTCGCCAGGTTCAACGGCCTGCTGCAGAAGATCCAGTCCGAGCGGAAGTCGGGCGGCGGAGCGCAGCAGGAGCTCCCCATCTAGCTCGGCGCAAGCCCCCGCCCCGGGTGGAGGCCCGGGGCGGGGGGTGCTGCGTCGGAGGCCCTCACATGGACAAGATCAGGCTCTCCAACTCACAACTATCCATCGCGCGCGAGTGCGCGCGCAAGTACCAGTACACCTACATCCAACGGCGAGTGCCGGTCGCCGAGTCGAAATCGCTCTCATTCGGGCGCGCGTGGCACGAGGCGCTCGAGCGGTGGTGGAAGCTCGGCCCGGAGGCGGCGATCGCGTGGCTCTCCAGCCAGGCCGACAAGATCGAGCCGGCAGACATCGCGATGCTGTGCGCGATGCTCTCCGGCTACCGGCCGCCGGTGGAGCGGTTCCGCGTCGATGCGGTCGAGCAGGAGCTCACGGTTCCGATCATCAACCCGGCCACCGGGCGGCCGATGCTCAACTACGAGATGACGCTGCGGCTCGACGCCCTGGTGACGGACATCGCCACCGGCGAGCTGTGGCTGGTCGAGCACAAGACGACGTCCGACGACATCGAGGGCTTCGGCCCGTATTGGCAACGGCTCTCGATCGACCAGCAGATCAGCATCTACCTGCTTGCCACGGGCGCCGTTGGTGTGATCTACGACGTGGCCCGCAAACCGGGGCTGCGGCTGTGCGGCAAGGACGAGCAGGCGGCAGCGGCGAAGGGCATCCTGCCGGCGGATGCCTACCAGGCGCGGCTCGAGTCCGAGATCGGCGGCAACCTTGGTCGCTACTACGCGCTCCGCGAGATCCGCAAGACGCCGGACGATCTGCGCGAGGCACAGTGGGACGTCTACCAGCAGACGCTCCTGCTGCACGAGTGCCGGCGGCGCAATCTCTACCCGCGCAACCCGAGCGCGTGCCGGAGCCTGTACGGCGTCTGCCCGTATCTCGAGGTCTGCGTCGGGCAGGCGCTGCTCGAGGACGACGCGCTGTTCCGCAGCAAGAGCGAGAGGGGGGCGGCATGAAGATCCTGCGCATCACCGCCGAGCATGTCAAGGATGGCGTCTACATCGGCGCCGAGGCCGTCGACGCGGTAGCGGGTCACATCGAACTCGCAGCAGATCTTGGTCGAGTGGGGTTTGCCGGCCGCCTGCACGCTAAGGGATCGATCGTCGCGCTGGCCGGCTCGGGGATCAAGGCCGGCGAGGGGATCAAGGCCGGCTTGGGGATCGAGGCCGGCTGGGGGATCGAGGCCGGCTTGGGGATCGAGGCCGGCTGGGGGATCGAGGCCGGCGAGGGGATCAAGGCCGGCTCGGGGATCGAGGCCGGCTTGTCCGTCCGCTGCAAGGCATCGTTGTTCGTGCGCCTGCGCATCTTTGCAGGGCTCTGTCTATGGCGTCTGCCGAAGCCTGAGGAGATGGTGGTCACGTGCAGCAAGCTCGCATCGGGCTCGGTGGCGTTTGGCACGCTCGTGGAAACCGAGAAGAAGGGGGCGGCATGATCCGTGTGGACAACACCGAGTCGAAGAAAGAGACCAGGAGCTTGAAGTGCCTGCTCCTGAACAGCGAGAAGTTGCAGAAGGCCGAGGAGCTGGCGATTGTGACGCAGCAGCTCGCGCAGCTCGAGGAGGAGAAGAATGAGATTGTCGACCGGATGAAGAGCCGGATCACCGAAGCCACGGCGCGGCAGTCGCTGCTCGCCTCGGTGGTGGCCTCGGGGTACGAGTACCGGCCGGTCGACTGCGAAATCCGCAAGGACTTCGACGCGAAGCGCCTGGAGACGACGCGGCTGGACTCCGGCGAGGTGATCGAGAGCCGGCCGCTGCTCGAGAACGAGCTGCAGAGGAGTCTTCCGCTGTCCGAGTCGTCGAAGCGCTGAGGCCGCCAATGGGGGCGGTGCTCAACGTCTGGCTCGAAAGCGGTGAGACGGAGTTCGTCTTCCGCACCGGCTACAACGAGCGACTCCTGGGGCGCCTTCGGGCGCTCCAGGGGCGCCGGTGGGATGGCACACGGAAGGTGTGGCTGGTACCGGCGCGGCACTCAGCTGAGGTCGGCGCGATCGTCTCGGAGTTCCGGCTGCTGGCGGATGACAGCGCCGCAGCGCGGTGGGATTCCGGGCGGCGCACTCTGGTCGAGAGCGAGGCGGCCTCCGGCGCGACGGCGAGTGGCTTTACCGTGGCCGGCCTCGCGCGGACGCTCCGGCCATTCCAGGCCGCCGGGGTGGAGTACGCCACCGGGAAGCAGCGCGTGCTGATCGCCGACTCGATGGGCCTCGGCAAGACCTGTCAGGCGATCGCGACGGTGCATCATCTCGGCACCTACCCGGCACTCGTGATCTGCCCCGCGGTGATGAAGGAGACCTGGCGGCGGGAGATCCTGGCATGGCTGCCAGGCGCCGAGGTCGAGGTGCTGTCGGGGACGAAGCCGCCCCGATTGTTCCAGCCGCGCGCCCGCTGGCTGGTGTGCAACTTCGACGTGATCCACGCCTGGGGGCCGGCGCTCGCCACGCCCGCGGCGCTGATTGTTGACGAGTCGCACTACGTCAAGGAGTGGGGCTCGCGACGCACGCGGGCGGTGTTGCAGCTCGCGGCGCGGATGCGGCCCGACTCGGTGCGGCTGTGCCTGACGGGAACGCCGGTGGTTAATCGGCCAGCCGAGCTGGCGCCGCAGCTCGCGATCCTCGGCCGGCTCGATGAGTTCGGCGGCCGGGCGCGATTCGAGGACGACTTCTGCGGCCGGAGGGTCGAGCATGTCCGGCTGCCCGGAGGCCGGACGCGGCGGATCACGCGCGTTGATGGCGCGACGAACCTCGCGATCCTCAACACGCTGTTGCGACAGCGCTGCTTCGTGCGCCGGCAGAAGGAGGACGTGCTCGCCGAGCTGCCGCCGAAGGTGCGCTCGGTCCACTGGGGCGACGCTCCGGCGACGGTCTACGCACTCGAGGAGCGGCAGATTGTCGAGGAGCTGCGCGACAAGGCGCGGCAGCTCGCCGGCTCGATGGGCGTGTCAGTCGAGGCGTTGACCGAGGCCGAGGAGTTCACCGGGTTCTGCGCCGACGCGCTCGGAGCGCTCGCCAAGCTCCGGCGTGCGCTCGCGCGGGCGAAGGTGCCGATGGTACAGGCGGTGGCCGAGGAGATGCTCGAGACCCCCGGCAAGCTGGTGATCTTCGGCCACCACCGCGACCTGACGGAGGCGCTCGCGGAGCACTTCGCCTGCCCGCGGGTGCTCGGAGGCATGGCGGAGCGTGACCGGCAGGCCGCCGTTGACGCCTTCCAGGCTCCTGGTGGCCCCCGGGTGATCGTGTGCAGCATCCAGGCGGCGGGGATCGGGTTGACGCTCACGGCGGCCTCGGACGTGTTGATGACCGAGCTTGCCTGGACGCCGGCGGCGCTCGACCAGGCCGAGGACCGGTTGCACAGGATCGGCCAGAGGGGGAGCGTGACCGCCTGGTACACGTTGGTGCCAGGGACGATCGACGAGCGGATGTGGGAGCTGCTGGAGGCCAAGCGCGCGGTGACCGGGGCGGTGACGGACGGGGCGATGCAGCGGGAGCTGGTGAAGCGGCTGGTGACGGAGGCGTCCGTTGCCTGACTCCCCCCTCCTCCTCGCCGCCGCTCTTGACTACGCCGCTCGCGGGTGGCCCGTGCTGCCGCTGCACTCTCCGATCGGGAAGGCATGCTCCTGCGGCAACCCGGACTGCGACCGCGCCGGCAAGCACCCGCGCACGAAGCGCGGCGTGCTCGACGCCTCAACCGATGAGCAGGTGATCCGCTCGTGGTGGTTCTCGTGGCCGGATGCCAACATCGGGCTGGCCTGCGGCGGCGGCCGAGTGGTGGTCGACGTCGACTCGGAGATCGCGCTCGAAGAGTGGGAGCGGCAGCACGGGGCGTTCCCGGCGACACCGCGGCAGCACACCGGGCACGGATTCCACTACCTCTTCTGGTCCAACGGCTCCCGCGTGCGCAACCGCGTGCGCTTTGCTCCCGGGATGGACATCCGCTCGGACGGCGGGTACATCGTCGCGGCGCCATCGCAGCACGCCTGCGGGACGGAGTATGTGTGGGAGATCGGCGCGGACCTCGATACGCCGGTGGCGCCGCTACCGCAGGAGATCGCCGCGCTTGTCGTCGAGCAGCCGATGGCGACGCTCGATGACCGGCAGCGGCTCGACCCTGCGCTCGTGCTCGCGGGCGTAGCCGAAGGGGAGCGCAACTCGACGCTGTTCCGCTACGCCTGCCGGCTAGTGGGGCACAACAAGCTGACGATGGCGGAGACGCGCTCGCTCGTGTTCGCGGCGGCGAGCGCCTGCAAGCCTCCGGTGCCACCCTCCGAGGTGGAGACGATCCTGCGCTCGGCCTCCAAGTACGCGGAGCCGCAGGCGACAGAGGAGCCGATCCCGATTGAGGCGCCGCCGCCGCCGGTGTTCCCGCTCGGGGCGCTGCCGGAGCCGCTGCGACGGTTCGCGATCGAGGTGGCAGAGTCGGTACAGATCCCGTTCGATGTGACCGCGATGCTGTGTCTCGCGGCGACGGCAGTGATGACGGCGCGCCGGGTGCGGGTGAAGTTCCCGTCGCACTCGGTGTGGACGAACCTCTACCTGGTAGCGGCGCTCCCCCCTGGGAGCCGCAAGAGCGCGGCGTTCGAGCAGGTGTTCGGCCCGATCCACGACCTCGAGGCGGAGTGGCAGGGGAGGGTGCAGCCGGAGGTGGTGCTCCGCCGCCACATGCGCGAGGTCGAGGAGAAGGCGATCGGCCGCTTGAAGGATAAGGCGAGCAACGCGAAGACTGAGGAGGAGCGCCAGGACTACCTCGAGCGGGTCTCGAGCGCGCTCGGGCAACAGACTCCGGAGATCCACCTGCCGGTGCTGATCGTCACGGGTGATGCGACGCAGGAGAAGCTCGCCGTGATGCTCTCGCAACAGGGCGAGCGTCTGGCGATGCTCGACTCCGAGGGGACGATCTTCGACATGATCTCGGGGCGCTACACGAAGGGCGCCTCGAATTTCGACCTGCTGCTCAAGGCATGGTCAGGCGATCCGCACCGCGTGGACCGGATGGGGCGCGACCCGGTGCAACTCCGCGCGCCGCTGTTGACCGTAGCGCTGACGACGCAGCCTGACGTGATCTCCGCACTGGCCGACAAGCGGGAGTTCCGTGGACGTGGGTTGCTCGGGCGCTTCTGCTACTGCCTGCCTGCGTCGCTGGTGGGCACCAGACTCTACCAAGGGCTGCAGGTGTCTACCAATGCTCAGCTCGCCTACCGAGAGGCCCTGAGGGCCATCTTCCGCGCCACGTGGGCCGATGAGACGGTGATCCCGGTTGAGGGCGCCGCGCTGGCGGTGTGGAGGGCGTTCCACGACGCCGTGGAGCACCGACAGGGGGCCGGCGGAGACCTCGAGGAGATGACGGACTGGGCGTCCAAGGTGGCTGGGACGGTCGCCGGGATCGCCGGCAACCTGCACTGCGTGCGGTACCGCGGCGCCGGCGAACTGTCCTGCGCGCGTCTGTCCGAGGAGGACATGGCGGCGGCGGTGGAGATCGGGGAGTACCTGATCGGGCACGCGAAGGCGGCATTCGGGTTGCTGTATCAGGATGCTCAGCTCCAGGACGCGAAGCGGGTCCTCGGATGGGCAAAGACGCTCGCCGGCGAGTCGTTTGGCAGCCGGGACGCGCTGCGGAAGTTCCGCACTCTCCGAGCCAGGAACCTCGACTCAGCACTGGGTCTGCTGATGGAGCGAGGGCTCATCCAGCCACTGCCGTCACCTCAGACTGGCGGCCGCCCGGTAAAGCGGTTCAAGGTGACCCGATGAGCCGGCCCAGTGTCCCGACCTTTGTCCCGCTCATGGTCAAAAAGCCACTCTTGTGTACGGCTGCAAGTGCTGAGACCCCTAGAACATCGGCTTTTGTCCGTTTAGTCCTTTGGTCCCTAGTAATCTATCTTTCTCTCTATTCTCTCTCCCCCTACCCCCATAGAGACCCCCTACCCCCCCTTAAGGGGTCCCCTATCCGTGGACATTGGGACAGAAGGACAAAAACCGGAGGCCCGTCCATGACCCTGCCCGCCGGAGTGATCCTCCGCAACCCTGGCATCCAGCATACCGAAGCATGGGACACCGAGACGGCGCGCGGCCTGGTGCTCGAGGCGGTGCGACTCGAGGGCCGCTGGAACCGCCAGATCCCTCGGGTGTCCGAAGTCGCTCTCAACGCCGCGGTGACGCGCCGCGACATGGTGGCGGTCCGGGCGTGGGTGAAGCGGATCGAACGCGAGCTAAGCCGCGCCGCAGAGTTCGAGATCGCGCCAGTGAGCGGGGAGCAGGCGCGGTTGTTCGGGGGTGCGCCGTGACCGTCCGCTATCCCTGGCCGGTGGACGGGACGCGGGACTACGCGGAGCGGGCGGCGGCGCCGAACCCGCCGCGACCCTCGGATAGGGAGGTGCGCCATGCGGGCGCCGGAAGCCGGTTGCACCCCGGAGCCGGCGCTCTACCCGTCCCGACCGAGGCCGACGAGCAGCGGACGGTAGCGGAGTGGCTCGACTTGGCCGGGGTGGTCTGGTGCCACTGCCCGAACGGCGGCGCGCGGCGGAAGAGCGAGGCGAAGATCCTCGCCGGGCTCGGTGTGAAGCCGGGCGTTCCGGACGTGCTCGTGATCCTCGCCGCGTACCTGCTCGGCCTGTTCGCGACCGCCGAGTACCTCGCCCGCCGCGCTCACCCGCCAGACGGCGCGCTTGGCTGCGCGGCGGTGCTCTGGCCGGTCGTGCTGCCGATCGCGCTGATCGTCCACGGGGCGACGCTGTTCGGCCGCGCGTGGCTTTGGCTGCGGCGGGTGTGGGGGGAGCGATGAGCGAGACCACCGCAGCCGTGCTCCTGTGTCTCATCTCAGCGCTGGTCGGTCTGGTTGCGTTGCACGGATGGCCGTGCGGGCGGAGGCGGCGATGATCGGTTGCCCAGAGTGCGAGCGCCTCGGAACCGCGGGTGACTGCTGGCGGCACAGTAGCCAGATCCTCGCGGGCCAACGGACCACCACGGCTCCGGCCTACCCCTGGCCAGTCACTCGCCCCGCGCCGCCGCCGTCCCGCATGCAGGAGGCCGCCGAGACGCCGGGGAGGGGTGAGGGTGCGGAGAGCGGGGCTCCGAGGGCGCAGGCGGGCAAATTCGCGTTCTTCGCTCCCGGCATTCCCAAGGGCCAGCCGCGGCCGCGTGCGTTCTCGCGCGGCGGCAAGGCGCGCGTCTACGATCCCGGCACCGCCGAGGGCTGGAAGGCTCAGGTCGCGCTCGCCGCTCGGGAAGCCGGGCTCGACGGCGCGATGCTCGACGGGCCGGTGTCAGTGCGGGTCGACTTCTTCATGCCGCGGCCGAAGCGGCTCAAGGAGGGCGCTCCGCTCGACCACACCGGGAAGCCGGATCTCGACAACCTCGCGAAAGCGGTCCTCGACTGCCTCACGCAGATCGGCGCGTGGGGCGACGACGCTCAGGTGACCGAGCTGGCGATGACGAAGCGGTACGCGGCTGCAGGTGCGCGGAGTGGGGCGGGAGTAGTGGTGAGGCTGTCGGGTGCGGGCCGCCTCGCTGCTGCGATGGAGCGCCCCGACGAGCGCGGGGAGCTGCCCCGATGACCTGCCCCCGCTGCTCCGACCGCATGACCGTCACCGACTCCCGCGCGGCCGGCCAACGCCGCGTGCGCGTCTACAGGTGCGCCTGCGGCGAGCACCTGTACACCGCCGAGCAGCCGGTGAGCTCGGCGACGGGGCGGAAGGCGCTGTGGGTGATTGAGCAGATGCGGAAAAGCCACGTGTAGCGAGAGAGGAGCTGCCCATGACCCGAATGCCCTGGCCGCTGCTCGAGCGTTTCGCTCACGCTCTCGGTGTCGAAGCCGCCCGCCCTCGACCACTGAGCGACAGGACCGTCGAGATCATCCTGCACAAGTGGGTCGAGCTGCGGGACGCCAGCCGCGGCCACGCATCGATCCCGACGCCGATCAGCCCTGAGCCGGGCAGGCTGCACCTGGCGTGCACCATCGCCAGCAAGGTCGCGCGCTGCCCGCACCACACGTTCCCGGCAGAGGTGGTGCCGTGGATGGCGCCGGCGGTCGAGGTCGTCGCGCTCATCTCGCCGGCGATCGCCGAGGAGACGAACGAGTTGGAGATGCTGCGGCAGAGCGCGCGGCGGTCCGGCAAGAGGCTCCCGGCTGGCCGCGAGGCGTCGCTGACCGCTGCGCGCCGGATACTGCGCGACCTGCGCCGCAGCCAGCAGTACCGCGAAGGGATCGGGTACCTCGCCCAGACCTTCGCCGAGTGCCTCGCCGACGACCCGGCGTTCCGGGAGGCCGTCTTGAGATGGACACGAGACGGGGCTTGACAACCATGCCGTGACGGGTTGACACTGCGCGTAGCTGGTAGAGTTGTCGAAGGGCCGGGTGACCGGCCCTTCGCCGTTATGCCGCGCCTGCCCCTCAAGCTCTGCGCCGTACCTGGATGCACCAAGCGAGTAGAGCAGGGAAGGTGCGCGGCACACGCGGTCTCCCACCAGCGGCGCTACCACGAACACTACGACCGCACGCGGCGCGACCCGGCCGACCCGCTCAACACCGCGCGGTGGCGCATGCTGCGCGACGCCTACCTCGCTGAGCATCCGGTGTGCGAGGTGTGCGGCGAGTGGATGGCCGACCAGGTGCATCACCGCGTGCCGTGGGCGCGCGGTGGCGACCCCTTCGAGTGGAACAACTTACAGGCGGTCTGCACCGGCTGTCACGCCATCCTCTCGGCCGCCGAGCGGCGACCGGTGGGGGGTTCAAACTCCAGGACCCGGCCGCCAACACCAGCGCAATGCCCTGACGCACACGTCGTCAAAATGGCCCGGGGGGTAGGGAATGGCCGGTAGGCGCCCCCTCCCCACCGCCGCGAAGGTGCTCAAGGGCACCTTCCGCAAGGACCGCGCGAATCCCCAGGAACCCAAACCCCCCACCGGTCGCATGTGCGAGCCGGATTGGCTGAAGGGGCAGGCTCTCTGGGCGTGGCGTCAACTCTCGCAGATGCTCGGCGAGCAGGGGATGAAGGTCCTCACCCGCGCCGATCGCCATGCGCTGATGCTGCTGTGCGATGCCTATCGCGAGTACCGCGAGGCCCGCGCGCTGGTGGAGAAGGAAGGGCAGGTCGTCACCGTCTTCACGCAGACCGGGACGCGGCCGATGGCGCACCCCGCCGTGGCGATCAGTTCTGACGCCTGGCGCCGGGTGCGCCTGATGCTCGTCGAGTTTGGCCTGACGCCGTCGGCCAGGTCGAAGGTGAAAGCCGAGGAGCCGGTCGCGAAGGACCCCCTCCAGGAGCTGCTGGACCGCAGTGAAGCTCGATAACCGCACCGACCCGCGCGTCGTCCAGTTCATCGAGGACGTCACGAGCGGCTCGGGGAAGTACTGCCGGCTGACGGTGCTCGCTGTCGAGCGGCACCTGCGCGACCTGGAACATGCCGCCGCCTCGTCGTACCCGTACGAGTTCGACTTCAACAAGGCGCAGGTCGCCCTCGACTTCTGCAAGCTCGTGCGGCACTGGAAGGGTGAGTGGGCCGGGCAGGTGTTCGACCCGCGCCCCGACGAGGCATTCCTGCTGTGGTGCGTCTTCGGTTGGGTGCGCCGGGAGAGCCGCCTACGTCGGTTCCGCGAGCTGCTCTACGAGATCGCGAAGAAGAACGGCAAGACGTTCGTCGCGGCGATCGTCGCGTTGCTGCTCCTGGTGCTCGACCGCGAAGCAGGCGCCGAAATCTACTCGACGGCGACGATGCGCGACCAGGCAGCGCTTGCGTGGCAGGATGCCGCGAAAATCGTCAACGCCTCGCCGGCGCTGCGCTCGCGCATCGAGGTCCCGAAGGGGCGGCACTCCTACACCATGTACACGCAGGCCGGCGCGAAGTACAAGGTGCTCTCGGCCGAGGACAAGGGCCAGGACGGCGTGATGCCGCACGGCGTGATCAACGACGAGCTGCACCGCCAGGATGGCCGCACGCTGTACGACGTGCTGAAGTACGGCTCCCGTTCTCGCAGGCAGCCGCTATTCGGGCACTTCACCACCGCGGGCGACGAGCTCGACACCACGCTGTACGGCGAGGTCCACGACTACGCGATCGAGATCCTCGAAGGCACCGTCACCGGGCCGGCCGCCGACGAGTTCTTCGCGCTGATCTTCACGCTCGACGAGGGCGACGACTGGAAAAACCCCCGTGCCTGGGTGAAGGCAAACCCAGGCCTTGGCGTGAACCTCCGCCAGGACGACCTCGAGAAGGACTTCGCCGAGGCCGTCGCTAAGCCGGCGGCCGAGGCGTCGTTCAAACGGCTGCGACTGAACGTCCGCACCACCAGCTCGATGCCGTGGATCCGCGCGGAGGATTGGGACGCCTGCTTCGACCCCGAGCTCGTCGGTTGGCCGGACGAGCGCTTCCTCGCGCACCCGGCGTTCGGCGGGCTCGACCTTGGCTCGACCACCGACCTCACGGCGTTCGCCACGCTGTTTCCCTTGGACGGGGATGCGGTCGCGATCAAGCTCATCGGATGGTGCCCGGAGCAGCACATCGCGCAGCGCGCCGATCGCGACCGCACGCCATACCTCGTCTGGGCGTCCCAGGGGTGGCTCAAGCCGACACCCGGCAACGTCACCGACTACCGCTGGATCCAGCGCGAGCTCGAGACCGCGGCCACGCGCTACGCCTACTCGGAGATCGGGTACGACCAGGCGCGCGCCGCCGACGTCGTCGTCCGCATGGCCGACGCCGGCCTGCCGCTGGTCGCCGTCCCCCAGGGACCGGTGCAGATGACGGCCCCGATCACCCGCCTCGAGGACCTGGTGCTCGCGCGCCGCGTCCGCCACGACGGCAACCCGCTCCTCAAGCAATGTGTCCTCAACGCCCGCTGCGTCGAGGTGGCGAGCGGCTCGACGACGTTGAAGAAGCTCCGGAAGGCCAACTACAGAGCGCGGATCGACGGCGCCACCGCCACGCTGAATGCGCTCGCGTTGTACCTGCAGAGTCCGCCTGGAGCTGGCATGGCCAACTACCAAGCCGGAGACTTGTTCATAGTGGAGGCGCCATGAAACTCGGCCCCGTTCGCAGGGCGCTGTCGACCGCGCTGCTCGGCCGGCAGGCGACGATGACGCTCGAACAGTTCGACCAGCTCGTCGACGCCACGATGAATGCGCAGCTTGGGGGTGTTGGTGGCCCGAGCGCGACCGGTCTCGACATCGTCCCCGACTCGGCCCTCGCCGTCCCCACGGCGTGGTCCTGCATCGACCTGATTTCCGGCGTCCTCGCGAGCCTCCCCTGCAAGCTCTACCAGCGTCAGGACCGCGGTCGCTCCGAAGCGCGCGAACACCCTCTCTACCGCGTCCTCCACGGCATGCCGAACCGGCGAATGACCGCCGTGGAGTTCTTCTCGACAGGGCAGCTTCACCTCCTCACCCGGGGCAACTTCTACGCGCAAATCATTCGATCCCGCGGCGGTTCTGTGCTCGAGCTCTGGCCGTTGCACCCGGACAAGGTCACCGTGGGCCCGGAGATGAAGGGGGACCGGGAGACGGGTCGCCTCTTGTACACGTACGCAAAGAGCTCAACCGACAAGGTCGCACTGCGCGAGGCCGACGTCTTCCACGTGCGCGGGCTCGCCTCGGATGGCGTGGTTGGCATGTCTCCGGTCACTGCCAACCGGGAGGCATTCGCCCTGTCACTGAAGGCTCAGGAATTCGGCGCTGCGTTCCTCAAGAACTACGCCCGGATCCCGGTCTACATGAAGTCTCCTCAGAAGTGGACGCCCGATCAGAAGAAGCAGTTCTCGGACGACTGGCGCCACCTCTACGCCGGTGGTGGTGCGGGCTCCACCGTGATCCTCGACCAGGGGCTCGAGCCGGTCAACGTTGGGTTCTCGCCGGAGGATGCGCAGTACCTGGAGCTCCGACAGTTTCAGCGCAACGACGTGTGCGCGATCTTCCACGTCCCGCCGCACATGGTCGCCGACGTGTCCGGTTCCACATCGTGGGGCACCGGTATCGAGCAACAGTCCATCGGCTGGACCAACTTCTGCATCGTTCCCTGGGCGACCAGGTGGACGCAGCGGGTGTATGCGTCGCTGTTGGACGACGAGGAGCGCGCCGGCTACTTCGCCGAGTTCGTCGTCGCCGGCCTCCTGCGCGGCGACATCACCACCCGCTACAACGCGCACCGCACCGCGATCACCACTGGCTGGATGAGCCGGAACGAGGTGCGCGTGATCGAGAACCTCAACCCGGTCGACGGGCTCGACGATTACATGAGCCCGGCCAACATGACTACCGCCGGATCGCAGAGCGAACGCCGGCCGGATGACACCGAGCCGAGGTGACCATGCTCAAGAAAGACGTGTTGAGGGCGCTTGCCGCGGCGCCCTGGGCCGTCGTGCCCGAATACCTGGCCGAGATCCTCGCAGCCGCGGACGCCGCCGTGACGGAGCGCATGCGACGCGACTCGCCCGGCACCCTGGTGCGCGGGGCTGTAGCCGTCCTGCCCATCTACGGGTTGCTCAAGAAGCGCGGCGGCGGGCTGCTCTCGGCGATCTACGGTGGCGCTGACACCGAAACGCTGAGTGCTGCGCTGCACGAGCTCGGCGATGACCCGGCCGTTGGCGCCATCGTGCTCGACGTCGATTCGCCCGGGGGCAGCGTCTACGGCGTCCAGGAGACCGCCGCCCTGTTGCGCCAGGTCGCAGCGGTCAAACCCGTGTTCGCCGTGGCCAATTCGCTCGCCGCGTCCGGGGCCTACTGGATCGCATCGGCGGTCGGCCGCGGGCGATTTTTCGCGTCGCCGAGCGCAGACGTGGGCGCCATCGGCGTCTACGTGCTTCACCTGGACATGTCCAGTGCGCTCGAGGAGGCCGGCATCAAGCCGACGTTTGTGTTTGCCGGCGAGCACAAGGTCGAGGGCAACTGGTATGAGCCGCTCTCCGACGAGGCCAGGACTCACCTGCAGAGCATCGTCGACGAAACCTACACCGACTTCGTAGCGTCGGTGGCACAGGGAAGGAACATGACCCCGGAGGCCGTCCGCGCCGGGTTCGGGCAGGGTCGCATCGTGGGGGCTCGCCAGGCGCTCGCGTCTGGCATGGTCGACGGGATCGCCACGCTTGCAGACGTCGTCAGTCTCGCAGCAGCCGAAGCGCAGGCGCTGGGCCGGCGCACCGCATCCAATCCATCACGGCTGGGCAGCGCCTTGCTCGCTCAGCGACTGGCCGAATCCTCTCGGCCACTGGAGGCATAGCATGACCGTTAAGGAGCTTCTGAAGCGGCGTGCGGCGCTCCTCGAGTCGAATCGAGCGCTGCTCGCCACCGTCGCGGCCGAGAACCGCGACATGACCGACGACGAGGAGGCGCAGGTCAAGGCGCGCCTCGCGGAGGCCGAGAAGATCGACTCCCGCATCGCCACGCTGCGCCGGCAGGAGGAGCTCTCCGCCGCTGCCGCCGAGCCGGAGTCGGAGCCCATCGCCACCGCCGCCGCCCCGAACGCCGCCAACGCGCCGTTCGCGAACCTCGGCGACTTCCTCTCCGCCGTCGCGCGGTCTTCGCAGGCCGGCGAGACCGTCGACTCCCGTCTCTACCGGCTCGCCGCCCCCACCGGCGCGAACGAGGGCATCCCCTCGCAGGGTGGGTTCCTCGTGCAGCAGGACCTCGTCGCCGGCCTGCTGACCCCGACGTACGAGGCGTCGGTTCTCGCGTCGCGTTGCCGGCGTTTCCCGGTTGGTGCCAACTCCAACGGCATCAAGATCAACGCGATCAAGGAGACCAGCCGCGCCGACGGCTCGCGTTGGGGCGGCGTGCGCGGCTACTGGCTGGCCGAGGCCGGCGCCAAGCAGGCCAGCAAGCCGGAGTTCCAGCAGATCGAGCTGAACCTCAAGAAGGTCGCCGGCCTGTTCTACGCGACCGACGAGCTCCTGCAGGACGCCACGGCGCTCAACGGCGTTGTCACCGAGGCGTTCCCCACGGAGCTCGCGTGGCAGCTCGACGACAAGATCGCCAACGGCACCGGTGCCGGCGTCCCGCAGGGCATCCTCGTCTCCGGCGCGCGTGCCACCGTCGCCAAGGAGACCGGCCAGGCGGCGGCCACGATCGTCTACGAGAACCTCACGAAGATGTACTCCCGCATGCCGGGGCGACTGCGCGCCGGCGCCGCCTGGTTCTACAACCAGGAGATCGAGACGCAGCTCTTCACCCTCGGCATGACGCTCGGCACCGGCGGCGCGCCGGTGTGGCTGCCTCCGGGCGGCATCTCCGGCTCGCCGTACGCCTCGCTGTTCGGCAGGCCGATGGTGCCGTGCGAGCACTGCGCGGCACTCGGCACCGAGGGCGACATCATCTTCGCCAACATGGGCGAGTACGCCCTGATCGAGAAGGGCGGCGTCCAGATCGCGTCGAGCATCCACGTGCAGTTCATCTACGACGAGACGGTCTTCCGTTTCGTCTACCGCGTCGACGGCCGCCCGCTGTGGACCGCGCCGCTGACCCCCTACAAGGGCTCGGCCACGCAGTCGCCGTTCGTCACGCTGGCGACCAGGGCGTAAGGGGGAGGCCAGCATGAACATCCCGCAGAACATCCACGTCGTCAACCTGCTCGCGCCCGCGGCCGACGCGGCCGGGCGTACCTCCGCGGTCTACGTCTCGCTCAAGAACGCCGTGAAGGCGTGGATCGTGGTCTACCTCACCCAGGGCAACGCGGCCACCGTCCAGCTCGACCCGAAGCAGGCGAGCGCGGTCGCCGGCACCGGCACCAAGGCCCTGGCCAACGCGGTGCCGATCTGGTCGAACCTCGATGTCTCCGCGAGCGACGCCCTGACGATGCGTACCGCGGCGGTGACCTACACCACCGACGCGGGCGTGAAGAACAAGATCGTCATCTTCGAGATCGACCCGGCGCAGCTCGACCTCGCCAACGGGTTCGACTGCATCGGCCTGACCACCGGGGCGAGCAACGCCGCGAACATCACCTCGGCGCTCTGCTTCGTCCAGCCCAACTACGCGGGCAACAACCCGGTGAGTTTCATCACCGACTGACCGGTCTGACCTTCGGATCGCAGGGGAGGGGCGGGGAAACCCGCCCCTGACCCTTCAAGGGAGATCACATGCGCACTCGTGCACGTTGGAAGAACGTCGCCAACCTCGGGGCCAACATGGCGTTCGTCGACGATCAGTTCTCGCCGGCGGCTGGCGTCTCCATGTGGGACGGCTGCCCGATCCTCGCCATGCTCCAGGATCCTCGCGTGGGGTTGCTCTACCACGAGGACTTCCTCGATCTGGCCTCCGACGACACCACCACCAACCCAGATGCCTGGAAGTGGGTGTCCGACACCGCCACGGGTTCCATCACGCTCCCCAAGGTCGCCGGCGGCGTCCTGCAGGCGGCCTGTGGCGGCGTGGACAACAACGAGACGTACATCCAGCTCGGCCAGACGGGCGGGCTCACGGCGGCCCCGTTCTTCATCACCGACAACAACGCCAAGCCGTTCTGGTTCGAGGTGTACGTCAAGGCCCTCGAGCACGCCGACGAGGGCGTGTTCATCGGGCTCGCCGAGGAGGGCGCCGCGGTCGCCAACTTCCTCGCCGACAACACCGGCGTGCCCGCCGACAAGGACTTCATCGGCTTCCGCCTCAAGGCCGACGCCTCCGCCGAGTGGGACGTCGCGTGGCGGAAGTCCGGCCAGGCGGAGCAGGAGATCGCGGCCGCCGCGGTCAACGCCGACGACTGGCACCGCTTCGGGTTCCACTACGACGGCCTGCACACCGTGACGTTCTACATCGACGGCACGGCGCACGCGACCGTCGCGCTCACCTCGGCCGCCACCTTCCCCTCGGGCGAGGCGCTCGCGCCGATCATCGCCGTCAAGACCGGCGAGGGTGTCGCGAAGTCCGTCCAGATCGACTACGTGCGCATCGCGCAGATCCGGTGACCGCCATGAACCCCGTGATCCTGTACGACGGCCGCCGCTGCCAGGTCACCCCTGACACCGCGACCGACCTCGTAGGGCGCGGGCTCGCTGTGCTGGTGGAGGGGGACCTCCCGGCCCCCCTCGCTCCAGTCCCCGAGCTGCCGCCCGAACCCAAGCTCAAGGCGAAGAAGAAGGGCTGACCATGCTCTCGCTCGTGCGCAGCACCGACCCGGGAAAGGAACCCGTGAAGGAGGAGGAGGCGGTCCTCTGGCGTGCCAGCGCCGATGGAGATATGGACTGGTTTGCCAAACACATCCCCCTGATCCGGGACGAGTTCGAGCGGACACTCGGGCGTGCCCTCGTACAGTCGACGTGGGTGTTCACTCTGGACAAGGAGGATCTGAGCCACGGCGACAATTCGCTCCGCAACGAGATCCTCCTGCCCATGTGTCCGCTGGTGTCGGTCACGCAGATCACCTACACCGACGCCGACGGCACCACCGCCGTCTGGTCGAACGACAACTACGATGCCGTCACCGGGGAGCACGGCCGCATCGCCCTCAAGGAGGGGTGCACCTGGCCGGCGCCGACGGCCGGCCTGCGGCGCTATGCCTGCCTCGCCATCACCTTCGTCGCCGGGTATGGCACGAGCGTCGCCACCGTCCCCGGAGCGCTGCAGGTAGGACTCCGCGAGCTCATCACCTTCTGGTACGCCAACCGCGGCGAGGGCTACGTGATCGGCCGCCCGGCCAGTCCCGAAGGCGGTCCCGATGTCCGCCCTGTGCCCCGCGCTGTCGAGCGCGTCTACGCCCGACTCCGCTCCTATCAGAACCTGGCAGCGTTGTGACCATCAAGGTCGACACCTCCGAGGCCCGCGCTGCACTCGACGGGATGGGGGAAGCCGTGTCCCCCGCCGGTCTGGCTGAGGTCGCCGAGGCGCTGACTGCGGCGTTCGGAGAGGCGGCCGCGCGCGCCTTTGCGCAGAAGGTCGACCCGGCCACCGGCCGCCCATGGGCGCCTGCCTCGCCGCTCACCGCAGGCTCGCGCAGCTACAAGTCGCTGCTCGTGCGGACGGGCGCCCTCGAGGAGTCCGTCACCGCCGAGACGCACAAGGGTCCGCATTCGGCGTTCGCCCGCGTCGGTCTGGATGCCTCCGAGCGCTCCGTGCTCGTGCGCGGCCTGGTGCACTTTTACGGGGTCACCGCGCGCAAGCGGCGATCCAACCGCACTGCGCGCGTGCGACCCCAGCAGTCCATGCCCGCGCGCCGGTTCGTCGGGCTCTCCTCGCGCGATCTCTCGGAGTTCCTCGCCGAGGCCGAGCGCGCGATCGCGAAGGCCGGATCATGAGCGAGGTCATCGGCACCCTCGAGAGCGCGATCGGCGCGCAGGTCGTGACGCAGCTCCCGGACGCTCTGCTGCTGACGGCAGTGGCCGAGGCCGAGCTCGCGCAGGTACGCACGCGCAAGACCATCGTCGACGTCGTCTGGGACACCACGACGTACAGCCGCTCCGAGGAGATCGGGCCCGAGGTGCACCAGCAGGAGCACTGGCGGTGGTTGGTCTACGTCAACGTGCCGATCGCCGCCGACGGCGTCTCCGGCCGGGAGGTCGCGTACGAGGCGCTCGTCGCCATACGCGCCGGCCTGGTGCCGGCGGCTGGGTTCAAGCCGGACACGTACTGCTCGCCGATGGAGCTCGAGAGCGCCGAGTTTGTCGGCACGGGCGTGTCCTTTCGCGTCTACCTGCTCACGTTGGTGCACGACCGCTGGGAGGGTTGAGTGAAGCGACGGGTGACGTATCCCGGCCCCGCCGGGCAGTGTGGGATCCATCGCCTCGGGACGTTTATCCGCGACGTCCCCCGCGAGGTGGAACTGAGTGCGGACCAGGCCGCGTCGCTCGCCCGCAAGGGATGGGCCGTCGAGGAGATCGGCGGCAAGAGCGGCAAGACGCTCAAGGGGGTGAACGATGGCGAATGACAGGAGTGGGCTGGCGCTCGGAGTCCAGCTCGGGTTCGAGGATTCCTTCGGGGCTGGCGCCGCGGCGCCAGCGGGGCACGTCATCCCGAGGGCGGCGCTGCGCTTCGACGCCGTCGAGACGCCGGGCGAGACCCCGGAGATCAGCTACTCGGCCAACCCGAGCGAGCCGATCGACGGGCTGCACAACGCCAACGGCGAGCTCGGCGTCGTCGTCACCGCCGACGCCATACCGCTGATCTTCAAGGCGTTCACGGGGAACATCGCCACCACCGGCGGCGGTGCGCCGTACACCCACACCTCGAAGCTCCTCGCCAACGCGATGCTCTCGGTGTGGCTGGAGAAGTGGTTCGACGACATCGACAAGGGCGAGCTCTACAAGGGCGTTCGCATCCAGGGGCTCCGGTTCTCCTGGCGGAAGGACTCCCAGCCGCTCATCGTCACCGCGATGCTCATGGGATCCGGGCAGCGCGACAAGAACCGCGGCACGCAGTACGACGCCACGCCGACCACCTACACCGACCGCCGCCTCTCGCTGGTGTCGACCGTCCTCAAGATCAACGGCACCGCGACCGCCCTCGTGAAGTCCTTCGACCTGACCATCACCAACGAGATGGCGCGCCAGGACGTGCTCTCCGGCAACGACTACGCCGATGCCATCTCGACGGGGAAGTTCAAGATCGAGGGGAGCCTGCGCGCGGTGTGGGACAGCGCCGACACCCTGCGCGGGTACATCGGCACCGAGAAGTCGATCGAGCTGATCTGCTACCGGCCAGCCGCCGCGACGCGCTACGTCTCGGTGCTGACCCCCGAGGTGCTCCTCAAGTTCACCGAGGTGCCCGACGAGTCCAGCCGCGGCCCGATCGAGCTTGGCATGGGCGTGTTCGCCTACTACAACAACGCCGCCGAGGCGACCGCGGCGGTGCTCACGGCGGTCAACGACGTGGCGTCCGGCGCCTACGTGTAGCAGCACTGGATGGAGGAGATCGTGGCCGACTCCGAAATCATCATCGACGTCACCGACGCCTGGGTGTCCGGGTCCACGGACATCCAGGCCGTCGAGATCCTCGAACTGCGCGGCGCTCCGAAGTTCATGCTGACGCCGTCCGACCCACACGAGCGAGAACGCATTGCGCAGCTCGCCGGCTACTGCCCCCGCTGCAACGGCCAGGGCTCCACGCCCGTGCCGTTCGGCAAGGAGATGCGCTCCGCGCCCTGCCTGCGTTGCAAGGGCAAGTCCAAGAGCCTCGACCACCACGACGTGCGGCTCGCTCTTCTGCGCGAGCTATGCCACGGGTGGGAAGGGTGGCTCACCAAGTCCGGCGGTGACGTGCCATTCGATGAGGTACGCCTCGCCGCGATCTCCCGCGATGACCTCCTCTCAGGTCTTGTCCTCGGCTACTCGCAGCGCCTGAAGAAGGACGTGCAGGAGGCCGAGGGAAAAGCCTCCACGCCTGGGCCCGCGCAACCGTAAGGGGTCAGGCGTGCACCGAGCCGTTGTTTGCCCGGGTCCGGCGCGCCGTCGAAGCGTGGCGGTGCGTCAAGACGCAGGTGGTACCCGGGTTCGCCGGGCCGGTCGGTTGCTCGTATGCCGGCTGGAAGGCCGCACTCGAGCTGCATCCCGAGGGTCTCTGGACGTGGGATGTCTTCCGTGATCTGCGGGTTTTCGAGGAGGAGCTGGTGCGCGCCTGCCGGGAGCGCTCCGCCACGCGTACCAGTACAGCCGGAGACATGGAGCGGCATCTCCTCGACACCTACGGCGACGATCTGCGCGAGGAGCTAGAGGATGCCGAAGAAGATCCTCATCGAGGTTGAGGTCGACGGCAAGGACGCCGCCGACGTCCTGCGTCGGGTCAAGGACGCTGCGGAGTCGGTCGGAGTGTCGGCTGAGAAGGCGTCCAAGGAGATCGCCGACAAGGAGCGCAACCTCAAGAAGCTCGTCGACCGCCTCGAGCCTGGCCGGGTCGCCCTCGAGCGCTACCAGCGGCAGCAGGAACTGCTTAACTACGGTCTGCGCACCGGCACCCTCGACACCCAGCGCCACGCCGATGCGATGAAGGAGCTCGAGCGGCGGTATCTCGCCGGCGCACAGGGCACCAAGGACCTCGGCCTCCAGATCCGTGACCTCTGGCAGTGGATCGGCGGCGCAGTCGTGCTGCGCCAGCTCATTACGGCCCTGACCGACACGGTTATGGCGGCCGCGGATGCAGAGGTCGAGTTCGCCAAGCTGCAAGGTGTCCTGCAGGCGTCGAACAACGCCCTCGGCCTGTCCGCCACCACCGTCGCCGAGTACGCCACCGCGCTCCAGGGCCTCACGGGCGTGAGCGGCGACCTGATCACCGGCCAGGCCGCTGTCATGGCGACCTTCCAGTCGATCTCCCGGGAGGTGTTCCCACAGGCTATGTCGGCAGCGCTCGACCTTTCGGCCATCACCGGCAACCTCGACAGCGCCATGCGCATGCTCGGTGTCGCCCTTGAGAGCCCCGAGGAGGGACTGACCCGGCTGCGTCGCGCCGGGATCGTGTTCACCAAGTCCGAGCAGGAGTCGATTCGCACTCTCGCCGAGCACAACGACGTCCTCGGCGCGCAGCAGGCGCTTCTCGACGCCGTCGAGCAGCGCGTTGGCGGGCTCTCCATTACGATGGGGCAGACCCTCCAGGGCGAGCTCACCAAGGTCACTGAGGCGTTCGGAGACATGCGCGAGGCGCTCGGAGGGATGGCGACCGACTCCGACTCCGCCAAGGACCTGCTCGAGGGGCTCGCCCTGACCTTTGCCGGCCTTGCACAGGCGATCGCCCAGGTGCGGGATGCGGCCCCCGAGGCGTCCGGGACCCTCGGCGTGTTGTTCATGCAGTTCGAGACGTTCATACCGGTCCTCGGCCCCATCGCCCCGTTGCTCAACGCACTCGCTCTCGAGATCGTCGCGATGGGCAAGGCTCAGCGTGAGGCCACCGAGGCCGGAGCGGAGTACCTGCGCCAGCACCCGGAATTCAAAACGGCGCTCCAGGAGAAGTTGCGCGACCTCGAGACGATCTCGGTGCAGGTCCTCCCTCACTACTCCTCGGCGCAGCACGAGGCAATGACCGAGACGCAGATGGCGGCACTGGCCGACAAGGTCATGGCCGACGAGGTGAAGCGCCTGACCGCCGAGATCGACGCACAGACGAAGGCCCTTACGACCTCGCTCGACGTGCGCCTCACCGTCGCGCGTGCGCAGGAGATGGAGCTCGCCGGCCTCGGCCTGTTGACGCCCGAGCAGCAGCGGCTCACCGACGCGATTCTCTCGCAGGCCGAAGCGATCATGCGCTCCGGCAAGCCGTCGCACGAGGCCCTCGCCGCGGCGATCGGCGCCGTGCGCGACATCGTCCAGGATCAGACGCCGATGGTGCTGTGGGGCCAGGTCATGGACCGCATCGCGCAGGATGCAGGCAAGGACCTCGGCGACATGAGCAAGGTCGCCTCACAGCTCAAGGTCGATCTCGACGCGATCTTCGGTTTTCCCCCGCCGCCGCCGGACATCGACAAGTGGAAGGAGTTCTTCGACGGTGTCCTGAGTCTCTCGCTCGGCCGTTCGTTCTCCGACACGATCCTCGACATGATGGGTGGCGCCGACTTCGAGGAGGCCTTCGCGAACATCTGGCAAGGGCTCTGGAACGTCGCCGGCGGGCTGATGGATCGCATCTTCGCCGACATCCTCAAAGGGGGCAGCCTCAAGGACACCCTGAAGCAGTTCGGCCTGCTCGGTCAGAACGGCCAGCTCAACCTCGGAGCGGCCGCGATGCTCGGCGGCGGCCTCCTGTGGGGCGCCGGCGCGCAGCGTGGCAACCCTCTGATGGGCGGTCTCGGCGGCGCGCTCACCGGCGCCGGCCTGTGGGCCTCCCTCGGTGGGTCCCTCTCGGGTGCCGGCCTGGCCGGACCGTGGGGCCTGGTCGGCGCGGCAATCGTCGGCGCGGTCATGGGGTACGTGTCGAGCAACAGCGGAGGCCGTAAGGACTTCCGCTACCAGGTTGGGCAGAGCGGCGCCAGTGTCAGCGTCGAGGACATGGATTCCATCCGCCGCGCGGCCGCGGCGCAGCAGGCGTACGAGGCCTACAAGAGCTACAACACGCAGTTCCGGCAGATCGCCTACACGCTTGGCTCGGCGATGCCGGACATGTCGCAGTTCACCTTCCAGTCGTCGGGGTCCTCGCAGGATCCGGCGGGCGTGCTCAACGCCATCCTCAAGGGACAACTCCCGCGCGCTATCCTCGAGAAATACTCGCCGTACTTCGTCACGGGCCTCGAGGGGTTGGGTGTATCCGGAGGCCGCGCAACTTCCGAGCTCTGGAAGTTCGGCGACGTCTCGAACGACTTCGACAAGGCCTTCGCCGCATTCGCCGCGTGGGTCAACGCCGTCAAGGGGATGAAGGACATCCGCGACGACCTCGGCAAGAGCCTCGCCGAGATGAAGGCCGAGGTCACCCGGGGATCGCGCGAGGCGTGGCAAGCCCAGGTCGACGAGACGCTCTCCGAGATTGACCGGTTGTCGCGGGGCCTCTCGCAACTCACCAGCGAGGAACAGGTCAGTAGGGCGCAGCAGATCGCCAACCTGACGCAGCAGCAGTACCAAGCCAATCTCCAGTACCTCGCGCAGATCGCCAGCGTCCGCTCCGGTTTGCAGGAGTCGACCGCGAGCACGCTGCTCGGTTGGCAGGAGGAGCGCGCGCGCGAGGGCGGTGTCGGCGCTCAGAAGCAGTTCTACATCGCCCAGCTCACGCGTCTCAAGCAGGAGCTCGGCGGCGCGACGAATGCCGAGGCCGTGCAGCGGATCATGCAGCAGATCACGGGCTACTCGCAGAGCTTGTGGTCGATTAGCTCCGAGAGTCGCGGCTTGATCCCCGCGGGGGACCTGCGCTACGGGCGCATGGCGGTCGAGCAGTACCTGCAGGACCAGCAGGCTGCTGCCGACCGCCTCCTCGCCCAGTGGGAGGCCGAGACGGAGGCGAGCAACGATGCGCTGCTCGCGGCGACGCAGGCGATCACGGACGCGCTCACCGGGCAGGCCGCGACGACCGTCACCTCGACAGAGACCCTGGCCGACGAGACCGTGGAGCGCGAGGCGCTTGTCGACCTCCTCGGCGATGAGATCGCCGCCCGCGAAGCGATGATCGCCGCTGTCAACAACTCGCGCGACGCCGCTGCCAGCTTCGAGGCGGCCGTGTCGCGCCTCGCCGGGATGGTGACCGTGGCGATCGAGCTGCCCGCCGGCGCCACGGGCACCGTGACCAGCGGCCCGACCGACCTCGTCACCCTCATGCAGCGCGGCGCGCTGCCGGCGGCTGGGGTCGGCTGATGCCCTCGCCGCAGTCCTACCGCGCCGGGTACGCCGTCGAGATCACGCTCGCCTCGGGCTATTGGAGGTACACCGACCTCGACGACGGGTGCATCATTGAGGGGAGCGCCTACACGCTCTACCCGCTGACCGTCTCCGCGCCGTCCTACGGGGAGACGGCGCTGTCCAACCTACAGCTCAAGCTCGCGAACGCCAACGACGCGATCTCCACCGAGCACCGGGCCAACGGGCTGTTGGCACGCCGCTCGCGGGTGTGGGAGCTGCGCCGGTGCTCTCCGTCCGACGCCTACATCGCCTACCTGATCTTCGACGGCGCCGTCGAGCAGATCGTGGGCCTTGCCGAGGACTGGGCGACCTTCGCTCTCGGTGCGCTCCTGCGGCCGTGGTCGGTGCTCATCCCGCAGGTGTTCAGCCCCATGTGCCGGTACACGTCGACGACGCAGTGCGCCTACGTCGCGACCTGCAACAAGACCTACGCCGGCGGGTCGAACAACTGCACCACCAACGCGCAAACGGCGATCTTCGGCGGGTTCCGCTTCCTGCCGGTCGAGGGCGACCGCGTCGAGTTCCGCGACTCCGGGGCGACCATCGCCACCGGGCGCATCCGGGGGAGGTACTGACGTGGCGCTCTGGCCGCCCAACATCCGCCCCGCCTACGGGTACCACCGCGAGCCGGACTGGGATGCGCTGCTCGTCGAGGGCGTCGCCGGGGCCGACCAGGTCCGCGAGCACAATTCGTCACCCGTCTTCCGGGCGAAGATGACCTTCGACCTGTCGCAAGCCAACATCGACGAGATCGAGGCGTTCATCGACGCTCGCCGTGGCCCGGCCGTGACCTTCGAGTTCTACGACTACGACCAGCGCATCAATCGGTCGCTCGCTGTCGGGACAGGGGACGGCTCGACCCGACACTTCCTCGTCGGGCTCACGGACATCGACCGCCGGTACGCGCCGAGCCTGACCGTCGGTGGAGTGGCGAAAGTCGAGGGGACCGACTACCGCGTCGGCGTCGAGAACCGCATCGTGTACTCCGAGGACCTCTCGCAGACGGGCACCTGGGCGACCGTCGGCGGCGCCACCGTCACGCGCACCGCGGCGCAAGCCGCCCCGACGGGCCCGGCGATCGCCTGGCGAGTCGAGACCTCCGGCGGCAGCTCCACCGTCAAGCTGCAGCAGGCCGGCCTCGGGACCCCCGCCAGCGGCCAGAGGTCGCGCCTCTCGGTGTGGGTCAAGAACCTCTCCGCCAGCAAGGCCGTAACGGTCACTGACGGCCTCGGAGCGTCGGTCACGGTGGCGGCGTCGGCGGACTGGCAGGAGGTCGAACTCGTCTCCAACGGTGACGGCTCAACGCCCCTGGTCCTCTCCTTCGCCGCGCCGGCCACCGGCGACGCACTCGACTTCCGAGTGTGGGCACCGTGGTTGGCCTGGTGGAACAGCCTGTGGGGCTACCCGGTCTCGGCATGGGGGTACATCCCTACCGGCAACGTCGCGCGCACGGCCGACACGACCAATCGCAAGCTCAACGTCTCGTTCTACACCGCCAGCATCCCGGCCTCCGGTGCCATCGTGCTCACCGCGGCTGGCCGCCTGTACTACAGCAAGGTGAGGCTCACCGACAGTCGGCGCGTCGTTAGTGTGCCGCGGTACCTCCGCTACGGTATCGACGTCGCGATCAAAGAGGTGCGCCCGTGACCGAGCTGCTCGGGGTGGTCGACCCGGCCCGCGAGCCGCGCGTCCACACCATCTCTGAGAGCGCCGAGGGACTCGCAATCCCGATCGTCCTCGGCACGCAGCGCGTGTCGGGCCGCCCGTTCGTGATCACGAGTGCCGCTGACGGACGCCTGGTGGTCGCCTACGCGCTGTGCAGCGGGCCGATCTCATCGATCACCTCCTACACCCTCGGCGGGCAGACCCCGGCGATCGCCGACGTCACGCTCGAGACGTACACCGGGACCGCGGGGCAGTCGATCTCGACGATCCTCTCGGCCGCCATCTCAGGCTACACGCAGACTCACCCGCGCCTCGCCTACATCGTCGCCTCGATCGGTCCGCAGTCGCCGCTGTGGGGGTCGATCCCGGATCTCGTCGCCATCGTGGCAGGACGGAACGACGTCTACAACCCTCGCCTCGGCGGTGGCTATCTGTTCACTGGGAATCCCGCGCTGCTCGCTGCCCACCTGGCGGTGGACATCCAGGCCGGCGGTTGGAGCAGCGCCTCTATCGACTGGGACCGCGTCGGCGCGGTGGCTGACTTCTTCGACACCTCCGTCGGCGGTGTCAACCGCAACACCCTCGGCGTCGTGATCAACTCCCGCCAGACGCTCAAGGAGGCGCTGCAGTCCCTCTTGCGACAGTGCCATGCGTACGAGGTCTGGCGGGACGGGAAGTGGTCGCTCTGGACCGATGGGGCGGTCTTTCCTTCGCGCAACCTCGCCGACGCCAACGTCGCGACCGGTACCGACCAGAGCGGCGCCACGACCGACTGGGTCTCGCTCATGTCGGCGGTGGCGTCATCCGTCACGACCGAGTCAAGGCAGGGTGACCGATCCCTCCGGATAGTGACGCCGGGCGTCTCGATTGGCGAGGGGGTCTCGTTCGACCTCAACGTCGCGACGGCCGGTGTGGCACATACCCTAAGTCTGTGGGCGAAGGGCACTGCCGGCGCCACGCTCGAGCTCGCGATCGGCGCCAATGTCGCCGCCGTCACCATGTCCGAGGAGTGGGTGCGGTACTCTCTGACCTGGACTCCGGCCGGGATCGGCGGTTTCGGCGCGATCCGCACCAAGACCACGGCACAGGCGGTGAGCATCTACGTGGACGCGGTCCAGGTGGAGGTGGGGTCATCGGCCACCGCATGGGACCTCCCTGTGGGTGGGTCTCTGACTCCCCTGACCGAGTCGTGGGTGGTGAAGCAGACATCTGCGGCCGGGAGCAAACTCATGGTCGAGGCTTTCAGCTTGCCGCTCGACCAGGTCCCCGACCTCGTGCGTGTCCGCTACCCGGACCCAGATCGGGACTACGAGTACGCCGAGAGCCGATGGCCTCTCGCCGCGGTTCCCTCCGGCACCGTGCGTGAGCTCGAGATCAGCGCTCCGTTCGTCACCTCGCCGAACGATGCACAGCGCCTCGCCGAGGACACCTACACCGAGCGTCAGGCATACGACCGCCTGCGCGTGACGTGCTTCCGCTCCGACGATCCCTGGGAGCGCGGCCGCGCGATCGTCGTCGACGGCCTCCTCGGTATGTCCTCGGTCGCACACCGGATCGTCTCCGTATCGCCGCGGCCGGATGGCCACACCGACCTCGTGCTCTCGAAAAGCTACAGCCCCTCGGTCTCGGTCGGAGTGTCCGATACGAAGTCCACGCTCCCCACCCCGCGGGTCACCGACACGCCTGCCGCGCCGACGTCGCTGTCGCTCACCGTGCGGACCCTGACCGTGGGGGGCATGGACTCCTACGAGATCGCCGCCGAGTGGACCGCGTCGAAGTCGGCGCACGTCAACGGCTACCGCGTCGACAAGGTGGTCGCAGGAGTGACCACGACCGTCGAGGCAACCACGCGCACCGTGACGAAGGCGGTCATCCCCGTGACCGAGCCCGGGACGGCGCACACCGTCAACGTCTACGCCATCACCGCAGCCGGAACATCCTCATCGGTCCTGACCGGCTCGGTGACGCCAGGAGGCAGCAGCTCGGTGTCGCTGACCAAGGTGTCCTATACCCGCGTCCGCCAGCTTGCCCTCGTGCAGCCGCGGTCCGGCTCAGACATTGAGTACGACGGCTGGAGCGGGGTTTTCACCTGGAGCCTGACGGACAGTGGGTCACAGGTTCGCTACCTCGAGGTGATGAGGAACGGTCAGCTCGCCGGACGGCTGCCGAGCACTGCCACCCAGGCGGTGCTCTGCAACTCCGAGTGGGCGACGAGCTACAGCCACGACGGCACGTCTGACACGCGCATGTTCTGCGGATACGACGACGCCGATACCGTCGTGATCGCCGCAGTGCTCAAGGACGGTCGCCGCGTCGAGCTCAACATGGGATCTCCAGGGGCTCAGTACGACTGGAACCCCATGCTCGCCAACCTGCCGACTCACGATCTGCTCTGCGGCAAGGACGCGACCTACGACACCGCAATGGCTGCTGTCGGCTCCTCCCCGACGAGCTACAAGTCGCCCATCTTCAACGGGACCGACTGGACCTACCAGCAGATCATCCCGACCAGCCCGGCCGAGGGGCCGCTGTGCGTCGATTCCAACGGGCTCGCCAAGAGCATGTTCACACCGTTTTCGGGGTGCTTCCCCTGGTACAACTTCGCGTCCGACTGGCTTAACCTCGGCATGGGGTTCGAGATCCTGACCATCGCCAACGGGAACACCTACGTTGACCACACGCCAGGCTTCACGCTGAACAACTACGCATCGGAGCTCTTTGCCGTTGTCAGCCCGCTCGACAGTGTGATCGCGCTGCAGGTGGCCGGCACGTCGGCCACGAACATCCGCGTGACCCGCAGCGGATCGAGCGGCGCCGTGAAAGTCGCTCTGCTCTACGTCGCAACCAAGGCATAGGAGGAGTCCGTGGCACAACTCATCCTGACCTTCGATCAGGTCGTCCTCGACGAGATCATCACCGCCGCGGCGGCGGCCGGGCGGTACCGGTCGAAGATCCCCGCCACCGCAAACCTTTCCCCCCACGACCCCGTGGGGCTGATACCGAACCCGGAGTCACTCACAGACTTCGGGGAACGCATGGTGCGCCGCATGCTGCTCGACCTGCGGAAGCAGCACCGCGTCGAGCAAGCGATGGCGGCGGCTCGCAACGCCGAGCTCGCGACGCTGACCGAATAGGAGGAGTCCATGCGCAAAGCACTCGTCGCCGCACTTCTGTGCGGCTTGGCCGGGGTGCGTGCGGAGGCGATCATCACGCGCACCCTGACGGGCACCACCATCGACCTGCTCGGCGTCGCCATCCCCACAGGCACACTCAAGGTCAAGCCGCTGCCACCCTATGCAGCATCACCTGGGGGGGGCTTCGTCGCCGGCATCGAGCGGTCGTACACCATCACCTCTGGCGCGTTGACCTGCACCGGTGCATGCACCATCGTCGCCCCCGGCCACTACCTCTTCCAGGTGTGGGTGACCTCGGGAGCCACCTCGAGCAAGGTCGCCGAGTGGACCGCCGACGTGTCGGACGAGGTCAGCACCGCGATCAGCATGCAGGACCTGTACGCGTCTGGCGCGGGGATTGCCGAGGTCGGGCCCTCTGCCGTCTACGAGGGCGACGACGCCGCGCTGCTCGGCTCGGCTGCATCTCCGGCGACAACGGACGGGTACGTGCTCACCGCCGACGGCGCGGGGGGCGCGGCGTGGGAGGCTGTCGCCGCCGGGACCGGCGACATCGAAGGCGTGACCGCCGGGGATGGCCTCACTGGCGGAGGCACGACGGGCACCGTCTCGCTGGCGGTGGGGGCTGGCGCCGGGATCAGCGTGGCCGCCGACGCCGTCTCGCTGGCGGACACGGCGGTGACGCCG